GGAAGTTGAAGCTAAGAAAAAGAAGGAACAAGAGCGTAAGCGTATCGAAGGTATTAAAAATCTTTCATCAAAACTTCAACGAATGACAGACTTGTCCCGTGAAAATCGTAAGCGTTTTATGAAAAGACTTAACAGAGGTGAAAGCAGTAACAAGATACTGTCTAACGCTCAAAAGGAAGTTGAAGCTAAGAAAAAGAAGGAACAAGAGCGTAAGCGTATCGAAGGTATTAAAAATCTTTCATCAAAACTTCAACGAATGACAGGCTTGTCCCGCGAAAACCGCAAGCGTTTTATGAATAGACTTAGCAGGGGTGAAACCAGTAACAAGGTACTGTCTAACGCTCAAAAGGAAGTTGAAAGAAAAAAGAAACAAGAGCGTGACATGAAATTTAAAAATCTTTCTTCGAAACTTCAATCAATGACAGACTTGTCCCGTGAAAACCGTAAGCGTTTTATGAAAAGACTTAACAGAGGTGAAAGCAGTAACAAGATACTGTCTAACGCTCAAAAGGAAGTTGAAAGAAAAAAGAAACAAGAGCGTGACATGAAATTTAAAAATCTTTCTTCGAAACTTCAATCAATGAAAAATCTTACTAGAGAAAATAGAAAGCGATATATGAACAGATTATCCAGAGGTGAAGATCCGCAAAAAATACTATCAAATGCAAGAAAAAACATAACCAATAAAAAAAGAAAGGAAAATGTGCGTAAAATGTGGAACAAGAAGAAGCAAAACTTAAACCAACGCAGCAAACAGCCGGCAATTAACCGAATCCAAAGAATGCGTGGTTTAGGTGTTGAGAATAAACAAATGTACATAAGAAGAATAAAAGAAAGCAAAAATGTTGATAAAATCCTCAGAGAAGCTTCTAAGAGAAATGTGATACTCAGATTGTAATTTTCTAGACATAATATATAATGATCACTTATACACAAGAAAAATGTGAATACATTTATCGTGTTAGTTCACTCGAGAAAGTAGTCGACGGTGACACGATAGATGTAACCCTTGATTTAGGCTTTGACGTTTGTACACGTCAGAGAGTGCGTTTATTAAGCATAGATATTCCCGAATCTCGTACATCCGACAAAGAAGAAAAGAAATTCGGTCTTTTATCCAAAAAAAAGTTGAAGGAATGGTGTCTCAAAGCGGTCGCCTCGGAAAAGGATGACATTGAAATAGAATTACGTTGTCCGGAAAGTGATAGTCGTGGTAAATTTGGGCGAATTTTGGCAGAAGTATGGATTTTTGAAGATGGTGTTTGGACCAATGTAAACAAGTGGTTGTGCGACGAAGGATATGCAGTTCCTTACACAGGTCAAAATAAAAAGGATGTCGAAGATTTGCACATGGAAAATCGCAAAATAATAATAGATCGTGGTGAGTTAGATTAATTATACGGATAAATATGAACCCACAAATTACAAATCCACTTTTCATTCGTATCAACTCCCGTTCCTTGATGAACCGCTTTTGATGTTATAAAATTATAATTATCCAAGTTGTCAAATAAAAGACAATCACCCTTGGCTAATTTATAACTTTTATTTATTTCCGTAAAATATGTTTCCCCTCCTTGATAATCATCATTTAAAGCCATGATGAACGTGTACATTCTTTTGTTTTTTTCATTTTTAAACGCATCGTGATGCTGTGCGTAGAAACCTCCGGGCTTATATCTAACAACTTGCAAATTTTCACAATTACTAATAGGTCTATCAATATTTTTCAAGCATTTTTTAGCAATTTTGTTTATCATCGGATCTTTTAAATCGAGCCATGCTGTTTCGCTGACTCTATAGTTTTCATCCAATTTTCGTTCCTTTCCTATTGTAGATAATTTAAGTTTACCTTTTGACTTATCTATTATGTATTCACACTCATCCGAAGTCAATACCCCCTTTAGTATTCTGGGTTCTTGATACACTGGTATCAAATAAATAAGTATTATAATTAGTGCTAATAATATTAACATCTTATAATTTACAAAGAAAATTTTGTAAAATGTCTTGGTAATACACAATTATATCTTTTGTGTATTTTTGTTATGCATTCATTTCCATATTTTAACAAATTTAATAATATATCTACTATTTCATCATGCCTTTCTTGGTCAATCACATATTGCCTTAAACAGTCACCACCTGTGTCTATTATCATATTGTATATGTTTCGTATATCTGTGAATTTTTCTCTCATCTTATCACGTTTTTGTATTTCCTTTTTGAATCTTTCTTCTGATAGTTCTCCCAACATATATGATATTCTTAAGTGTGTATTATTGTCATATGGATAAATATATCTATAATTTGTTGCAAATTCCAAGTCATATATCACATCTCTAAAATGTAGCATATAATGCGAGGAGTTTATACTTCTCAATTCTGTATAATTTGGTACACCCCCACATGGTATATCGCCATGCTCCCTTCCCAACCCAGTCTTTCTTTTAAATTCAATGTAATGTGGGTTATGAATCTTACCAGTCTCTATATTTCCATTATGCCAGTTGAATGCCGTGTGACAATCTGGGCACCACATCTGCGAACAACCCGAAGTTTTATGAATCATAGTTCCACATTTGGGACATGGTTTTGTATCCTTCAATAAAAGTTTCATAGTTTCCACTGTATTTTCGTCACATGTGTGGTTTTCGTCTTTCTTTTCGTTACATTTATCACACACAGATAATTCACAAATACCACAATACCATTCTTCATTCAAAAATCCCCTACATTCACCCAATGGACATTTTCTATAAAATTTCTTTGTATCCAAATTTTCCATGGTAAATCCATTAATTCTCAAATTATTATAATCTGAAAAACTTTTATTAACAGATTTTCTAATTTCTTTTATATCTGGAAACTTTTCATCAACTACGTCTATCGAAGGGAATGATGTATAATAGATTCTATGTTTTTGATAAAGTTCTATTAGTTTTGATTTTTGTTCATCTATAATTTTGCGCAATTTTCTCATGGCAAGAATTCGCTCAACTTCAACTTGTGTCTCTGGCATGAGAGATTTTTCATGTTCAAAAAGTGTATTTTCACGATACACTCTCAAATCTGTATTTCTAAATTTTTTAGTACAGAATGTATCTACAAATTCACGGTTCCATGAATTTTTGCAAGACATACAATGGGGGTCACTAGCGATGGATAATAAATATGTCTGACAACACGTGCGGCATGTCATTAAATCACAAAATGGACACGAAACTTTTTTGTGATTTAATTTGTTGAACTTTTCGCAACATATGTCACAATCATTCATAAATTAATTGATTACTTATTCTTTAAATTCACATATACTTTTCTTTAACCCAGTCACGGTCCTTTTTAAATATTTTAGACAGTTTTGGCTTTGTTCTCTTAAAAAGAATCATAAGTACATTGAGTCGTCTGAATAAACCGAGAGGTGGTTCTCCGGTACGCACGACCCGGGCAAGAGCACGGTGTCTAGCAAGTTCGGACATATCTTTGACATCCTTGTACCCTTGTGTACTGAGAACTTTAGAATCACTGATTGGTATTATAATTCTTGTCTTCTTCATATTATTCACCGAGAAGAAAACTAAAGGAGTGCTTGAGTTTTGGGAGTTTGAAAGGCCACCACATTACTATTTTAATATATCATCACATTTTTGAAATGCGTTTTTTGATTCCGTTTCGTCGTAATATTTTTCGAGAAATTCTTCGTAATTCGAACTAAAACCGGAATATCCCAAAATCATACCTGTTTTTTCTTCATCATTTAACATTGACCGAACTTTGTTCCTCGCATCTCGACATGTTTTTTCTTTTTGTTCAGCATTTGTCTCTGTGTTAACAGATTTAAACTGTTCTTCTAATTCTTCCAACTTGTATTTCTTTACATAATAGGGTTGTGTATTGGGAACCAAACCATAAGTAGTCGCAAAACCCGCAGCAATAGAAGATGCACAAGAGCATAAACAACACAGTAGTATAATTTCACTCATTCTGTATAGTATATTCAAATATTTAAAGATTCACCCTGACATTTGAGTATGGACGGTGAAAGAATTATAAACCTTGTCTCTGAAGTTTACTCAGCTCTTGGTGCTGGTTTCAGTGAGAGGGTGTATCACACCGCAGTTGAAGTGTCACTCAGGGAGTTGGGTATACCGTATGAAAGTGAACGTATAGTCCCTGTGACTTTTAAAGGTCACGTCGTTGGAAATCTTAGAGCAGACATAATAATAGGTAACGAAGTTGTTTTGGAGTTCAAAACTATAAAAAATCTCAACGATCAGGCGGAGTTGCAGGCGCAAAACTATCTGAATCTTCTTGGGTTGAAGAAAGCGTATCTGATAAACTTTCCTCCGTTCCCAAATCGAGATGTTGAGATTCGATTTGTTGAATTAGAACCATGAAAGGTAACAACTTGCATATGTTGGAACAGTGTTCTTTACTTTCCTCATAATATGCTTTTGGATCTGATTTACTCGCATCCATGGCTTCCTTAGCTCTTTCCAGGAAGTAATTTGCATCATTTATACAATACTCTTCGTATCGATTAACCATTAAAATATCTGTACTCCAATTCTTTATATCATGTAGTCGGTATATCCTCCCACTTTAATTGGTTGCATATTTTCTTCCATATGACATCTTGTTGATATAACTTTTCTTTACTTTTGAGGAGTGGAAAGTATCGTAAATATTCGTCTTCCCCCAAAAGTTCACAAAATTTGTACAAAACATATGAGTAACTGAGGAAATTCTTCCTTTCGGTTGGACAATTGTCATCAAAAGGTTTTTGAATATCTTTGAACATGATACGTAACCTTTCTTCCAGTTCTTGAGGCATATTTGGTGCTTTGATACCATTAAGTATATTTGTTATATAAGGCACGTGTTCATAATATTTATTAAGTCTAAGTTTCTTCAAAAGACCTCTAATTTTTGCGTGTGTAATCTCATCCAGTTTTTTAATTTTCATCTTTTTGAGTTCGGCACGCAGTTGTTCCATGACTTCGTTGGGTATATTTGTCATTTCTTGTGCTTGAAATTGACTTAACCACTCATTAAAATGATTTTCTCTTTTGTAACAATAATTAATAATTTTCTCAGATGTTTCTTGTTCCTCTCGATATGTCAATTCATCGCTTATAAGTGAACGTATAATTTTACCGCATGCATCACACACTAGATCACTTGTATCGTGAAAATGAATTATATTACTCGTTTCACAATCTTCACATAAATCGTTTTTTCTTTCTTGTGGTCGATAGAAGTCGTTTGAATTTTCCACTTCAATAAGATAATCTCTGAATATATCCTTTTTTTGTAAACCCTTGGTTTCCTTTACATTGAAAACATTATCTGTGTCTGTCGTTTCTTCTGTGGTGTCAGTATAACGATTCATATAAGACATACATTTGATTATATAGTCAGACATCTCGGCTTCATATGTATTTTTATTTTGAGGGTCTGTCTGTATCTGTTGTTTCCAACTTTCCAACTTGTTGTTGTATCTACTTAAAAAATTACCTTCCATTTAAGTATAGATAAATATGTTCATTAATCTTTTAACTAGCGTAATATGTTCGATGTACAGAACGTACAAAAGATTGGTAACATTTCCGGATTACACCATACTCACAGAAGAAATCGAATATCACATGGATCACAACAAGAAGTTCTTGATTGAAGATGCTTTTTGGGCAGAAGAATCTAGGAAATGGGATTTCATTCTAGACGAACATTATTCAAATGTCACCGGTATGGATTTCCGATACACGTGCATACCTCAGAACATTGACAAAATTGTGATGCGCACGAAATATCTGTACAACGACAAAATTTACAAATGCATAACATATGACATAAACAAAACAGTTCCCAAACACGAAAAGCTTACGTTTAGTCTTCCTTTCAGTAATGCATTTTTACTGGATAATGATGATAAACCAGTGAGAGACATTACTGAAAAGGTGAGAAGGTATGCGGGACCAAAAAATAATTTTCATGGTGAAGATGTCATGATAAAAGATCTTTTGTATTATGATGACGAAACATTAGAAAATGAATATCCCAAAATAAAGGTAACAAATATCATTGGTGTGAGTAAAGTTGTCAATACAATTGGCGGAAAAGTTACTGATCTTCAGATATCTTAGTCGCCAAATAAAATTTAAGTTCACCCAAATTTGCAACATTATATTTCATAATCAAAAATCTATTATCATTTTCTTGAATTAGTTGCACGGTAGAACACATACTAGTAGCTTTTGCAAAAATGTTTAAATATTTAAGAGAATAAAGTCCCGAAATATAAGGTCCATCGTTTACACATTCTATACATGTTTCTTGATTAGCAAATTCGCCTTCACATGTCAATTTAAACCTGTGACCATCTCTGGTAATCGAGATTTCATCACCAATATTAGACATATCTCTACACAATCGTTGAAAGTCGACTGACGGCATGCTCGTCGTAACAATCGTTCTGTCGGCCTCGGGAACTTCGATCCTGCTTTCATTTATATCCAATAACTTCAACTGAAAAGTCGTACTTGTCTTCTTTAGATCATTTATAATCGAAATGTTCATGTACTCCTTACATTCAATCGATATGGTCAACACGTCGTTGTTCGTGATAGACTTCAAAAGCTTGAAAGTATTTAAAATATTTATACCTGCGATAATTTCAGACTCACATTCGTATTCTTCGAAGTTGTCCGCTGACAGAAACATATCAACCAACGAACTTCTGGCGGTATCGAGTGTCACTATATACATGCCATCAGATCTAAAGTAAATATTGACATCGTTTAGAATATCTTTAAGTACTTCGAAAATAGCCTTTATTGCGGATGCTTGTATTGTAACGAGTTTCATTATTTAAAATTGAAACTATGTCTTTATATTATTATATGATTCAGAAACACTTCTGTTTATTTTATCTTCTAGTTCCTTTGTCATAGCTGGCTGTAAAGCTCTGCCATAGTTGTCCAAGGCAAATATATTATCATCATATTCATCACCATCAATAGATGACGTAAATGTGGATCCTCCTAGTTCGTGATGGTGAATATCGGTATTGGGCAGTAAAGATTCCAGCCAGTTTTTAATTTCTCGACCAACAAGTATTTTTCCATTTTTGGTTAGTAAAGTTGGAACACGTGTAATCTTGTTCGCATACATCGGGGGTATACCTTGTGTATTGATGTTGTGAAATCTCACAAGTCGTTTCAGCTGAGGGTTACTGTTTATAAACTCAATGATGCCCATTGAATGATTACACTTATGACTAAATATCAGAAGCGACATCCTATATATACATATTGATTAATTTTCTGAAAAATAATAACGCATATTAGTATATGAATACGATAGTCATACTGGTACTGATAATCCTGGTGATATTTTTGACCAGGCGTGAAGGTTTCACGGAAGTGTTCGGGATGTCAGGCTATAACAAACCCGTTGACAATGTTCGTCTGGACGATCCTATTTTTGATAAGACTGGATACAAGCGTGTGGAAGCTATGGTTGATAGCGATCTCATCGATAAACTCGTAAAGGTTACAAACGATGAGATATTGCGAAGAACCGGGCTGTACACGTATATAATTGAAACAACTGCGTTAAAGCACTACAAAACAGAAGATGATGCACAGTTATTGTCTGTACTCAACGAAGACATTCAATCAATGAATGAACGTGCGAAGTTGATTAAGATGATGGGCGATGTTACCAAAATTGAAGAACTTCAAAAGGAGATTGCCAGGTTGAAGAAGCGCTACGATGACCTCAAGAACATGAACGACATCTACGAATGTATGTTTATGGTTGTTCGTGACACGGGTTTCTCTTTTGGTTTCTCTGTCGTTTCTACTATTCATATTAAGAATGGTCTCGCCTCTATCAAATCTATTCGTAGTCAGCCGATTGATGCCCAGAACCCTTCTAACATAAACCCATACATCGATGACATGTGTGGTAAGGATTTTGTTGATTACGAGCTTGTCGACGAAATTTCCAATATTTCTAAAGGTGAGTTTGATTCAGCAAAAAATAAGTTAATGCAATTGTAATGATCAATATAAGTGATGTCACTAAAATTGATACTATAAGAAAACAAATTCGTAAAGAAATTTATACAAAGATATATGAACAGTTTTCCAGAAGAATAAAGAATGCAGCTCAGCAATACAGAAAGGACATATTTCTGACAATACCTGCATTTGTCATGGGATATCCAACATTTGATCGATTCGCTGCTACTAAATATATAGAAAGACAACTTGTGTTAGCCGGGTTTACAGTTCAAATGGTAAGTGATTACGATTTATATGTATCCTGGCATACATCTAAAAAAGAATCTAAAAACGAAGTTCGGCAACCAGAAGAAGAATTTCCAAGTTTAGTAAATTTGAAAAAGGTAGCAAATAGATACAGGAAAGGTGCGTAGTAAATAGTGTAAAAAAAAGCCCACTTAATCATAAATGGAGAATTTGAACATTCTTGTCGAGGCAAAGAAGGAGTATACTGGTCAGTTGTGTAGTATCATGATCCCAGTTATGATTACGGCGTTTGAGGATATGTACAAAGAAGCCATGAAGATGTCTAACAACAAAAAGGTTTTGATTATGTTCCAGAAGCTTCTCAAGGAAGTACCGAACTGGAGTAACGCCATGAGCAAGTCTCACAGTGACAATATTACAGAGCGCTGTGCTTGGTTTAGTGATCTTCTTGCGGCTGTTTTTGTCAGTCATGTCAAGATTTTGTCGTCCGTTCGTTTGAAGAGTCAAAACAAGAAGATTTCATTGAAGTTACCAATAAACGAAGTTTTTATTCAGACTGCGTACAATAACATCGCAAAAGACTTGTATAAAGACCCATATATTTTTAGCGAAGAACAAAGTGAATACGCCCGTGACGAAAAGCTCACACAGCGCTTTGTTGTTTCGATCGAGGCAACAATCAAGGAATTGATTCCGGTTCAACAAATTCTTCAAACATATATGTCTCAAGAAACGCACGATATAAATCTCGGTGAAGAAATGCAAGATTCTGAAGATCCGGATGTTCTTGAAGGTGATTTTCCGGCCGAAGAAGAAGATATGGGTGAAGAACAACCTATGGGAGAACCAATGGAAGGTGGAGAAGAAGTTGGTGATGAAATGCTGGCTCCTATGGAATCTGAAGAACCCATGGAACAACCGATACCTCAACAGGAAGCCCCAGGAATCCCTTCTTTGGCCAATGAGTTTAAGACCATCTCTAACGTCAGGGACCCGAGTCACACCCCCCAGGCACATTCAGGGGAAGACGAGGGTGTTCTTTTCGGCGACGCCCCGGACCACCGAACAAAAAAAGTTGGCTATAATTAAATGGAACTCGCAGAGTACTTCAGGGATCCGGCAAGTGCCGCTTTGTCAGCCGCCGCAATCACAGCCTTATACATACACTTCAAGGCTTACATAAACAATGAAGGTAAACTCGAATTAAATAATTACGCTAAACCCGCCACCCTTAATGCTATTCTCGTCTATTTTATCGTGTCTAACGGCATCGGTCAACGTGAAACTATATCAATGGAGCCTTTCTAACTTAAAGATAACGTAATACTAAATAACAATATGGCTTCCGTTGGCGCTTTCAATGACATGATGGGGCAGTTCTTGACTGAACTGCACAAGACTCTCCCCCAAGATAAGAGCATTAAGAAGTTTATTACATCGTTTGAACTTCTTAAGCAAACTAATCCCAGAAAGTGTGTCGACGCATTTGTGCGAGGTATCGCACCGCACGCCGATAAGATTTCTCAAAGAGATGAATCTTTCATTAACGATCTTGAAAACATTGAATTTTTGAAGGATCTTAACATTAAGGAGTACTGGAACGGTACGCTTTCGGATAACACGAAGAATGCTATCTGGCAGTATCTCCAAACTCTTTACATGCTTGGCACTACTATTACGGTAATTCCCCAAGAAACCATGAGTATGATTGAAAACATCGCCCAGGACTGTGCTGATAAGATGCAAGACGGTGATGGTGGTATTGATCAAGACGCACTCATGAAGACCATGAGCAGTATGCTTGGCGGTATGATGAAAAAATAAACTTAACTTATATAAATGAAAGTTTGGTTTGAGGACATCAAACAAATCATCGATACAAAAAAGGTGACACAGTTCTGGCCAAACAATTCACAAACTCCAGAAGAACGTGTAAATGCCGCTTCAAGATTTATAATTTACGCTACGTGCATTCTGTATCTTATTCGCAGGGACGTTAGAATTTTCGTTTTAGGTTCCATGGTTTTGGGTGTTCTTTATATTATGTACAAGTCTGACATGATTAAAGACACCACGGGTATGGCTCCGTTTTCTTCCGATAGTTACAGCGACTGTCAGAAGCCCACAAATGATAACCCAATGGGTAACGTTCTCATAAGTGACCATATGGAAAATCCCAACAGAGACCCGGCTTGCTTTTATCCGAGTGTTCGGAATGGTGTGAAGAAGTTCTTAGACGGAACCATTCGCTACGATTCTGGACGTTCTAGAAGTCCTCTTCCACAGTACCAGCGCAACTCTATGGCTAGACAATTTGTGACCGCCCCGGTTTCTAGTATCCCAGGTGATCAAACTGGGTTTGCCGAGGCGTGCTATGGTTCTAAATTGGGTCCGATGTGCAAGAGTCATGGGGGTGTGTATTGTAGCCCAGATGCCAGAGGCGTTCAGCTCGAGGCATTTGCCGGTCTCAGCGCAGCGGGTGATGTTCGAAGTTCTCGATTAGGTGTCGGGAGGGCCGTAGCATAAATATTCTCATGTAATAATAAATGGCGTACCAGCTTCAGCCTGGATTAAGTATTGTTCAAAACACTGGTGCCCTCCCCTTGGTGAAGGCGACCGAAGAGGTTTTCATTTACCCCCAACCGAGTACTCTTAACTGTGGTGGCTGCAGACCCAACACAGTTTTGTATGGTACGGCCCCTTATATGGCCGGCAAAGGCGCTCCGGCGGGTTATGTTGATATAAGTGATGAACTCAGACCGCAGAGTACTTCTAGATTTAACAAGCATCTTGTTCAAACGTATGAGCGAAACTATTTCCCGCTCCAAAACATGACATGCAGTTTACCTTTGAGAAGTATGTCTTATTCTCCTTCGAGCACCCGTGCCGAAACCCAGAATGAACTTTTTCAACAAAGATACCGTAATAAAAATGTCAATAAGAAATAAGAATGGCTGATCCCATATCTCTTCTTGCTGTTGCTGGTCTCATATATACTGGGAGGAATCTTAGTAACAAGGTTGAGCGTACAGCACCCCAAGAAATTGAGGAAATAGATTTTACAGGTGTTGAACCAGAATATGAAGAAGATTTCGATGAGCCTGAACCTGATTTTCAGCGAAAAATTGAAATTGGTAGTTTTGCGGAACTTGCGCCCCAACAGCGTAGTGCTGGTCAGGAGGTGTTAGGTTTGCGTGATCGTATGTTTGACAGAGGGAGAATGAATAACCTTTCGCCGATTGAAAAGCAGATGGTTGGTCCTGGTTTGGGTGTCGGATATGATACACCAGCCCAAGGTGGTTACCAACAGCTCTTCAGAGTGAATCCGGTGAATGTCGGTGAACATCGCCTCACTACTTTACCGGGTAGAACTGGCCCAGCACACGACACGAAGGGTTACCGAGCCCCGCTTGTTGGACAACTCACACATAACATGCCAGAGAAGACTGCTTTCCTCCCGTCCAGGCGGCCGACTGTTCTTGGTCGTGCCCAGGGCATGTCTGGTGTAACGCCCAGACAAAGCCACGAACGCACAAAGAGAACGACGAATCGTTCTGAAACTGGCCTGCGCACGGATGGCCTTGAAAATGCTCCCAGAAAGCGCCTCGTTTCTCAAGGTGCAGTGGCACAAGACCCAACTAGATTCAAGAGTGATCTGAATGACGCTCAATATATGTACAATAACCAACCCACTCCGGGTATCCATAGCTTCCACGGGGCTTACACGATTTCTCCGGCGATTTCTCCGGCCGGTAAACGCACAAATGAAGAACTTGAAAGGTACGGTTTCCGTCAGGAAGATCGCAGAGGACAAGTCAATCGTATGGGTAATCCGGGTCGTATGAATGTCAGAGCAGATGCCCTTAACCAGGGTGGTAAAATTACGACTGTTCGAAGCGATACCAGTCGCATCGATGGTCGCATCAATGCCCCGAACGGTGGTTGGACACAACAATACCAACAAAAGGCTTACCACCAATTCAATGCATACAAGGGTCACGAGAATCCGTATTCTAATAACATGAGTCTTGACATAGCTAAGCGACAACTCGAAAACAACCCATTCTCTCACAGTATTAACTAAATTTTACGTTTTGGTTCAGATAAAAACAATCATTAAAATTTTATACATAAATTCTAATGAAGGTCTATACATTGGACATTGATAGCAGTGAGAGAGATCCCATACTGTACCCAAATCAAAACGAATACGTTATAGATTTGAAAAATCAGCCTATTTATGATGTTACAAAAATTACACTCGTTTCTGCAAAGATACCAAACTCACAATTGTTAATTAATTCTACAAATAACACTTTTAGTATTGATAATACTGATTTCACTCTTGCGAACACAAACTATTCGTCTGGATCTGATCTTGCGTCAGATTTGGAGTTGTTAGTGGCTCCCCCGGCTTCTAAAATTGACAGTGTGTCGTATGATGCAGATACTAATTCTATAACATTTTCAAATACAGTTTCTGATAATTTCTCTATTCAGTTCTATTCGGGTACAAATGGATACGTGTCAACACAAATCGGAAAAACGACACCTCATCAGATTTTAGGTTTTACAAGTCTCGATTATGATTCTGATGCGGGACAGTTAAAATCCGGTTCTATAAATTTCACAGGTCCAAATGATCTTATAATTAGAATAAGCAGTGGTTCTGATAATTTAAATAAACACATTTATTCGAATACACCATTCTATACAGGAAGAATCATAACGAACGGTACAACATCCACTATACACACGGGTTCAGATGATCCATTGAACCACACGTTTTACGCTGGACAACAAAAAACAATACACAGATTAAAGGTTGAATTTTTCTATATGAGTCATGGGCGATTAATACCCTATGATTTTAGGAATCAAGATCATATTATAAAGCTCGAAATAGAATGTTCTACTGATAAATTAGAAGGCTTACCGAAGGT